GCTTAACAGCGAAACAGGGCCGGGAGACTGGCCCTTTTTTTTCTTGCAATTAAAATTTAAATAAAATAATAATCAATAACGTATTCCTAAGCCTAAATGAGATAAGTGGGGCTTTCAAAACACTTTATTTTCACCGAACAACGAATCATAAAATTAACTTTTAATAAAAGGATTATTTTGTGGGTAAAGCTGTAAAAAAAGGCAGCGAAGAAGCATTAAACCAAGCTTTGGACAAGCTAGTAATGGTGTGTCCAAATAAAAAAACTTATGATGAGTTAACAAGTTTGATGTTTCAGTTGTATTGTGGAAATGACTTTGGTTTAGGAAATTTTAGTCTTTCTTTCCTTGATAAGATCGAGGATAGATGGCGATCAGGACGTAAAGCTGCAGCGCAAGCTAAAGGCATAAAACTGGTCGTTAAAAATGTATAACCACGGTGTAATTTTTCCATATCATCTTTTCCCGCATCGTGGTTATGCGAATGAATACAAAAGCCTCTAATAGATTATTAAAGCATTCTATTGTTTTACTCACTGTAATGACAGGTGAGGAGAAGATGAACTATCTTGAACGCATGTGGGATTTGTACATCGATGTATATACCACTCCTAAATTTAAAAAAAAACTTTCACGGACTTATGAGATGGATAAATTAAAAGCTTATGACTTGTGCTCCAAGCTTACTAAAATTTTTGGGCATTAAGTTGAGCCTGGAGATTACACGACCGAAAGCCTATGCAGAACAGAGATTGTTTCAGGCGATCCTTGTGCAAGCTTTGGAAGATGCAATCAATCCATCTAATTTTAAAAAAGAAACATATCATAAACATGATAGTCATTGTTGGTTCTTAAAAAATTCTGACGACTTTCAACGTGTGTGTTGGGGAGCTGAGATGGATCCTGACTTTGTACGTGGTGAATATAAGAAGTTAATTGAACTTGGTAAAATAAAGTTTACTAAATTACAATCTTCATGGATCCGTTATCGAGATTTATATAAACGTTATCGTAATGCGAATAATAAGGAAGAGAGAAGAGAAATAAGAAAATTAATTAATGAAGAAAATTTCGAAAGGTTAAGAGACTAGTCACGGAGGTCTGATGTATTTGATCCCTGGGGGAACTAACCAGAGAGCAAGTAAACCCCCAAGAATCGAGCAAAGAACGTGTATTAAACAAATAAACACATAGTCAGTGTACACGAAAACCGGACACCGAACAATTAATATTTTTTAAAAACAATGTTTAGATTCATTCTAAACTGTGAGTTAATAGGGCTGACACCTTTATGAAGAATATTACTCTGAAATAGTTTTACTTGAGATTCCTTATCTTGGTATTTATGGCCATTAATAATAGTCCCACCATCAGTCGTTTGTAGGTTGTATATGATTGAATAATGATTAATTTTATCCACGTCTGTATGTAAATCAAAAATATCTCCAGGTAAGCAAAGATTCCAATAAAACCTAAATATTTCACCTGATATTTGTAGTTTTTCTAATGTTGTTTCATACACAAGATTAGCAAACAAATTTAATGATGTGTTAAGATTAATTGGATTAGCACCGTTGAATGTCTCTACACTAAAACCACGTCTAATGCCTTGTTTTAAATCATTATACCTTGAGTTTTCATTCAATTCTAAATCATAGCCTTTGTACCAATGATGATTAGCTAACAATGTTGAGATCTGTTTATTGATGTTTTTTGGTATGTTTAAATCAATTATTTGAACGTCCATAAAATTTTCTTATATAGATTATACAGAGTAATTGATATTAAAAAGTACCCCAGGGGGTAAAAGAGGTGTATCTGGTGTATCTAAAAGTCTATTAGTCAATTATATCAACACTTTTAATCAATTTTAGTGGTGTATCTATGGTGTATCCGTGGTGTATCTAGGATACACCACTCTTGCGGGAACGCTATCGGAACTTTTTGGGGATGTAGTCATTACTTTGAAAAATCTATATAATAGAAAATTATGATGAAAAAACTTTTACTTCTTAAAAAGGGTGTTGATGTGTTAAGAGGTATTAGCAAAAAAAGAGCACCATCTTCTTCTCCAGGCAATATAGTAAATGATAAATTTCAAGGTAGATTTGCTTTTGAAAGAGCTAAAACTAAAAAGGCAGATAAGAAAAGAGTTGATGCTGCTAAAAGTTTTGCAAAAACTACAGGCGATTTTAAAACAGTACCCAAAAAAGATCGATTGATATTAAAAGGCAAATTAACAGCTAGAGAGACTGCTGTTGGTAGAAGATTATTTAATAAATTTGCACCTAAAAGAAGTCCATTTCATTCACCTTCCCAAAGACAAGGTAGATTCAATAGATTGATACTACCTAAAAGTGCATTAAAAAGATTGAAAGTTGATCGTAAATTGACTAGAGAAGTAAGGAAAGAGAAAAAAGGTGGTATAGTTTAATATGTATAAGAAATTTCTATTAATGAATAAATTAGGTAAGGAAGTGCTTAAGGCTGCTAAATCTTATTATAGAGGTGGTGGTAAAACCATTAAACAAATGATGGAAGCACAACCTAGTAAAAACATAAAAGCACAATCTAGAGAGCATGCAAAAGGGGATATAAAATTTTTTATAAAAAGCAAAATGAGAAAAGGTAGAAAGTAATGCCTGGTGGACTTAAAAAGAAATCATTAAGAACTGAACTAGATTTAACTCCAAAACAAAAAATGTTTGTTGAAATCTATGTTAAAGATTGGGGTTCGATTACACAAGCTGAAGCTTTAAAACGTGCAGGCTATGTGTGTACCAATGAAAAAGACTATGGATCTGTTGCATCTAGAATGTTATCTAGAAAGCATAGTCCACATATTGCAAATTATTTTGACAAATTATTTGATCTTGAAAAAAAGAAATATGAAAGTGACAACTTAAGAAGATTTAAAAGATTAGAACGAATTTCTGATAAAGCTGAGAAAGATAAACAATATGCTGCTGCTATAAATGCTGAATATAGATCAGGTCAATTAGCCGGTGCGTATGTAGATCGTAAAGAAGTAACTGTCAGTGGTTTGGAGGGTATGTCACGTGAACAACTTGAGAAAAAACTTGAGGAACTGTCAAACAAGATCGATGGGTATAACGCCAAGACAATCGAGATTGAGTCAGAAGACGTTACAGCAATTGAAAAAGGCTAGCTGGTCTGATTGGTTGGACGCATTCAATCAAGTACATAACTCTACTATGTTTACCTCTGTGGGTAAGATAAAGGTTGAGATTGATGATTAGAAAAAGAATTGCAATGCCAAAAAAAGTTAAACAAGAGATTGATAAATATCCAATGGTTTCTGTTGAATGGTTCGATATTGTCTCGGACTCTTCGTGGTCTACTTTCTCTGATGTAAAAAAAGCTAAGCTGGCTACCTGCATCACCAAAGGTCATCTCCTCTCTCAAACTAAAGGTGTTACAAGAATTTTTGGAGATTACTCTTATAACGATAATCAAACAGAGATAGAAACAATCGGTAATACAACTCTTATTCCTAATTCTGTTATAAAAGAAATCAAAAAACTTACTTAATCATGAGCAATAAAAATGGGGAGTCTAGGCTATGGCAAAAGGTAAAAAAAGGACTGACTGATTGCTTTTTAACTCGCATAGAATCTAGCACAATTAACGGTATACCTGATATTCATGCAGTAATGGATCATGAAGTTTTTTGGATGGAATTAAAATCAGATTCATTAAGTTATCCGAAGCTAAATAAATGGCAGATTGTTTGGATCAACAAATATATAATGGCTGGTGGTAAAGTTATTATCTTGGATGAGACCCCTTTGAAGAGAACCCTTAAACTCTACAGACCGGTGTCCGTGTTTACTGATCCTCGTTCCCTCGTTGCATTTGCCTCGTTCTCGTTCCCGTTACAATGGCCACTGGTCCAGCGAAGGATGCTGACGGAGCTGGGACGGAAGCCCGATGCAGCATGATCCTCGTTCTCGTTCCCTGGCCTCTGAACTTTTCCCTCTTTGTTTGTTCAGGGGCCTGGGATCCAGCAGCAGGTGATACCGAAGCTCGTTCTCGTTCTCGTTCACTAACAGATGTCGTTTCTCGTTCAAGGAACTGGTGACCCCCCCTGCAGCACGAAGCTGGAGTCTCCCATCAGGATTCACCTGCTGGTAGGAACGGGTACGTTAAAAATAATTCGTTGGGCTATTGACATGTATCCCACGATATCTTATATGTATATCGCGCTGCTGGCAGGGCCTTCACTGGAAATGACTAGACCAGGGCGAACTATAGTTAACAAACAAAGGAGAAAAGATGAAGCTCGGAAAATTAATTAAGAAACTTAACAAAGAAAACTCACCACCGGATGGCTGGTCCGCTGCAGATGCTGTAGACAAACCTAAAGAAGGCAAGGTGTACGCACTAACTGGATCTCGGGGCTCGCGCTGCATTGCAAACGGTAATACCTGGGCCGAGTCTGAGGTGACGGATCCAGCAGCAGCTGATGCTGGAGAAGCTCAGTGGGACTAGTTCTCGCATACCTGTGCATGTTGTTCCTTTTCCCAAACTTTACTTTACTGGCATCAGGGATCCTAGTTCTCTCGCTCGTCGGAGTGCTATGATGTCGTCTCGTCTCGTTCTAGAAGACTGACTGGGCAGCACACGGATCCATCAGGAGCTGGGGCTTCCAGTGGAAGTTCGGGTGGTGGTGGCAGATGAGGTGGTGGTAGAAGTTAGTTTAGAATGATTCTAAAAGATAATTGTTGCAAAGGTCATGGGATTTGATAAGATGAAGTTGTCTAATAAATAAAGGAAAGGAAATTTATGGGATTAGATCAACACGCACATCTTCGTGGTCATAAGGTAGATTGGGAAAAATACTACGAAGATGATAAAGAGGAAAACGAAAAAGTTTTTGTGTGGAGAAAACACGCAAGACTTCAGCAGTTCATGTCAGCGAAATGGAATGAACAAAACACTAACCACGAACATAAAGGAATGCTTTCACATCTCGGTTTTAATGGAGATGATGACAGTCCTGTCTATATAACAGAAGAGGTGGCGAAAGAGTTAGCCGAACAAATCCAAGAGGGGTACAAGGATTACGTTGCCGAAGATGGTTTCTTCTGGGGTCAGCAGTTCCAAGAAGAAAGTGTCAAAGAATACAAGGAACAAGATATTAAGTTCTTGAAGTTCTGTGAACAAGCGATCAACGATAAGAAGGTCGTTGAATATTGGTGTAGTTGGTAATGGCTAAAAAATTTAAAAAAGACGAGGCGACAGATGTCGCCTCGTTCTCAACGAAGAACGACAAACTTAAAATTACCAAGCTAGAGCATGGCACGGCACAGGAAGATGCGTTCTTAAATTTTATAATTAAATCGATTGGAGATGATAAAGATGTCAGTATTAGTATTGATGGAGGTAAAAGAATACCTATTAAAGACCTTAAAAAAAAGATTAATTAAGGGGTTGCATAAGATGAGATAAGATATATATTCTTACTGTCAAACAAACAAAGAGGTAAAAATGACAAATGCAATAAAAAAGCTAAAGCAAGATGAAAAGAAAGTAGTTCTTGCTTATGCTCAGTTAAAGCTAAAGTCTAATAGACTAGCTAAAGAGTTAGACACAATGAAACAGAATGTTGTTGATGTGTTTAATAGATCAAATCAAAACTTGATTATTGTTCAAGACGAACATGGAAATAGTTTTGGATTACAAAAAATAAATCGTAAGAGAAAGAAATTTGAAACTGCAAATTTCAAAATTGCTCATAATGATTTATTCAACAAGTTCTGTACTGAATTAGAGTACAGCGAATATAAAGCGATAGGGGATAACAATGCCCAATAATGATTTAATTAATATCGCTAACGTGTTAAGTGAAAG